TGCTTCTTCTATTGACTTGGTAAAGGGGACATTCGACGCAGTTACGCAGGGCTTGGCAAGTATGGGACTTGCCGGCGACGAAGTAACGCAAGACCTTTTAGGCGATATAGGCAATATGGTAGGCGCAGCCGGCCAGCTTGCCACCGGTATAGCCACCGGAAACCCGCTAAGTATCATACAGGGAAGTATAGGTCTTATTACTTCGGCGTTTGAGGTATTTAACGTAAAAGACCGCAAGGCAGAACGCGCGATAAAGAAACACGCAGAAGCCGTAAAAACGCTGGAAAAGGAATACAAAGCCCTTGAACACGCAGTAGACAAGGCATTAGGCGAAAGCGTTTACGAAAACCAAAAGGCCCTAATTTCCAATATGCGCCAGCAGCAGCTCCACCTGCAGGAGATGTGGAAGGCAGAGGAAGGAAAAAAGAAGACGGATAGCGGCAAGGTAGAGGAATACAAGGAGCAATATGCGGAACTTGGCAGGCAGATAGAAGACACCATAGCGGAGATAGCGCAGAGCATTACGCAGACTTCCGCGAAGGACTTAGCCAGCCAGCTGTCGGAAGCGATAGCCGAAACTTTTACGGACGGCTTCAATAGCGCGAAGGTAAACCAAGCAATAGAGAAGGTAGTCCAGCAAGTTATGCAGAACGCCGTAAAGAACGCCTTAAAGCTTCAATTCTTAGAAGGCCCGCTACAAGCGGCAATAGCCCAGCTTCAAAAAGATATGGGCTTTGACACAGAAGGAAACGGAAGCTTCGACGGCCTTACGGAAGCTGAACAAGACCGATTCCGGAATAAGGTAAAAGAGATAGCCGCCAGCTATACCGAAGCCTTGAAGATGTACGAAGACTTGTTTAAGGAGTTGGGCGACGAAGCCGGCGACCCTACCTGCACTATGGCAGGAGCTATAAAGGGAGCTTCGCAGGAAAGTATAGACCTTTTGGCGGGGCAGACAAACGCCGTCAGAGTAAACCAAGTTGTAGAAATAGACATATTACGTCAGCAGCTTATACGCTTGGCAAGTATTGACAACAAAATAGGCGTTTCTAACCAGCTTTTAGGGCAGATTTACGACGAAGTAAAGGGTTACAGCGCGTCCGACCCATTGAGGGCGCAAGGAATAACACAATAACGTATGGAATTAAATAAAGAATTAGCATTAGAAGCCAAACGTAACGGCATTTGTACGGAATGGTTTAACAGGTTGCAGAAAACAACCGATAAGGGCGAACTTGTTAAAATGTACCTTGAAGGCATAGACTTCTGCCTAAGCAACGACTACCCCAGCCGGGCGTACATTAAGGAACATTTCGTAGGCTTCTGCGAAAAATACGGGGTATTCTTGGATGAAGCGATAGATACCGAGAACTTCCGCCACGTTGTAGCCTTGGGTACTTCTTCCGGAACCACCCGCTACACGGGCTTTGAAGTAGGGCAAGTTTTCGCTAAGCACGACAGCAGCGTAGAAATAGAAGCATCCGGTAATTCCTTCGTTATGGTGGACGTTTTCGACGACAGCAGCGTAAAGGTAAGAACTTTTGACAACGCGAAGGTGTGCGTAAATAGGTACGGCGGCCACGTAGAAGCCGAGAATACCGGTAATTCAGTAATTAAGGTTATCAACAAAAAGAAAAGTAATTATTAGTTATGGCAAACGAAAATAACATAGTTCTAAACCTTCCCTTTGACGAAAGCGCAGGTTCAAAAAAAGCTTATGATTACAGCGGCAACAGGTACGACGGCAATGTAGTAAACGCGGAGTTCGTAAGCGGAAAGCAGGGAAACTGCATTAAGTTCGACGGGCAAGGCTATTGCGAGATTGACGCGAATGTAGTACAGCTTGCCGGCGATTTTACGCTACTTGCTTGGCTCAAACGTTCAGACTATCCCGACGGCTTTACAGGTAAGCGTATAGGCTTCTTCGTACGTTGGGAAGCTATTAACGGCTATTCGGAAGAATGGTTTGATATTAACGCGGATAGTTGGGGCTATTGGGCCGTAGTAAAGCGAAACTACACTATCTACATCTACTTAGATACCCAGCTAATTAAAGAGATAGAACTGCCGGCGCAGCCTACCGGCTTCGCCTTCCTGCAAGACATTTACGGAACCAAATACGGCTACGGCCTTGTAGACGACGTTAAGCTGTATAACGTAGCTTTCACGAAGGAGCAAATAGCCGAAAGTATTAGTTCCGTTTCCCAACTTGCGTACAGCATAGACGGGGTGGACTTCAAAGAATGGGATATTTACGTAAGCGAAAGTTCCGGCCTTCTTGACAAGCCGAAATTAAAGGCCCCGCTTACGGTAGAGTGGGACGACTACCACGGCGAAATAGTAGACCTTAAAAACAAGAGGTACCAGCCGCGCGAAATAACGCTTAAATGCTTTATGTACGCTACCGGTAAAATTAACTTCGTTACCAAACTTAATAAGTTCTTGGAAGTATTCGACAAAGACGGAACCCAAAGGCTTATGGTAGATATACACCCGACTAAGCCGCTTGTTTACGAAGTCTATTTACCGGACGGAATAGCAGTTACTAAGCGTTGGAACGACGACGTTATGGTAGGAACCTTTACCTTGAAGCTTAGGGAACCCGACCCTGTTAAGCGAGTGGTAAGACACCAGCGAATAAGTGAAGGAACAAAGACCCTTTCTATAACGCTTACCAGCAGCAAGGCGGTATCTATATTTTGGGGCGACGGGACGGTAACGGAAGACGTTTTCGGAACCGAAGTAAACGTTTCGCACACCTACGAAAATAACGGTATCTATTACGCTATTGTAGCTGGTGTTATTGAGAAAATAGAAGACTTCACTACTAACGGAATTATCGTATGGAACAAATTGTAGTTATACACCCCGACGGAACAACCCTACCCCTTATTACAAGGGGTAAGGCTTCCGGTGTTACCAAGGCAGAGCAAAAGGTCGCCCTTCTTGGGGAAGATATTGTAACCCTTTCGGTAAAGAGTACCGCAAGGCTTGACTTCTATATAGGAGATAGAATAGACGTGTTCGGGAAGGTTTACACGCTTAACCAGCCCGCCGTATTGAAGAAGACCGGTACCCGAAGGCTTGAATATACGCTTACCTTTGAAGGCGTACAATACGAACTAATAGACGCTCAATGGCTGCTGCCGGACGATACGGTATTAGACAGCTTCACGGGCAACGTAGAAGACTTCCTTAGGCTTTTGGTAGATAACGCTAACCGCGTATTTCCGGGCCGTTGGGCCGTTGGAGTATTCCCAGCAGATACGGAGTATAAAACCCTTACCTTTTCCGGTAAGAATTGCTTAGAGGTTCTGCAGTCCCTTTGCGGGGAATATAATACGGAATTTGAGATTTCGCAGACTAACGGGGTTCGTACCGTAAACCTTAAAACAGCCGGCGTAAACTTCCCTTATACCTTCCGGCACGGCAGAACCGGGGGCCTTTACGAACTTTCCCGCCAAAATATAAACTCTAAGAACGTAGTTACCCGCCTTTACGTTTACGGCGGAAGCAACAACTTAGGAAGTAGTTATAGGCATAGTAAGTTATGCCTTCCGGGAAAGAATAAGAACGCTTCATACATTGAAAACGCCGCGGCTGTGGCCGCCTTCGGTTTGAAGGAGAATATAAAAACCTTTGAAAAGATTTTCCCAAACCGTTACGGGCAGGTAACAGCAGCTGGAAGTAAGTATTTCGGCTTCATAGACGGAACTATGAACTTCGACCTTAATGAGAAGGAAACCGACGGGGTTACGACAAAGTGGCTTATTAACGGCGTTACCGCAAAAATTAAGATGACTTCGGGAAACCTTGCCGGCTACGAGTTTGACCTGCACAAGTACGACCCGGCGACAAAGGAAATACAGGTAGTCCCGTTCACGGACGAAAACGGTATGAAGTTCCCCAGCGAAACAAGCGCGGCCTTTCAGTTCGGCGTAGGCGATACGTACTTTTTTACCGACATAAACCTGCCCGACAGCTATAAGACGGATTCCGAAGCCCAGCTTTTAGAAGAAGGAACAGATTACTATAATCAGTATTGCCAGCCCCAAGTGCAATACGCTTTAAGTATCGCGGAAAACTTCATAGCGCAGTTTGCCGGACAGCTTACCGTAGCCAACCTTTTCGCGGTTGGCGACTACATACCGGTAGAAGACGAAGATATAGGCGTAAACAAGGCCGTACGAATTACAGGGTTTACCCGCGACCTTCTGCACCCGTACAAGTATTCTATAACCTTGGGCGATTCCGTACAAATGACGACAATAACCCGCATTATTTCGGACTTGCAGAAGGTAGATAACATTATCAAGATTAACGACCTTGCAGACCCGGCAAAAGCCCGCCGTAATTGGCGCGCAGCACAGGAAGTGCTGGCAAATATATTCGACCCGGACGGCCACTACTATACGGACAAAATAAAGCCGCTTTCCATTGAAACGCGGATGTTAGCCGTAGGCGCGCGTTCCCAGCAGTTTGTACTGCAGAACGCCCGATTTGAACCTAATTACGAAGGGAACGCCAATGTAGTAAAATTTTTCGGTGGTTCGCTTGTTCATTACACGATAATAGAAAATGCCGTAAAAAGTTGGGAGCTTGCAAGTACCACTATTTCGGGCCTTGTCTCTGCTACTTCCTACTACATTTACGCCCGTTGCGAGAAGGCAGGTACCGCCGGAAGCATTATGATAGACACCACGCAAAGGACGGTAGACAGCGACGCTGCCTACTACTATTTCCTTATTGGAAGCCTTAGCAGCGTTATAACCGACACGGGCGGAACCAACCCCGCGCGCCTTATTTCGCTTACGTATGGTTCTACCACCATTAACGGACGCTTCGTCAATACCGGCCGAATACAAAGCAGCGGCGGCGTTACCTACTTCGACCTTGATAAAGGGGAAATAGGCGGCGTAATAAAGTTCGTGAGCGCAGACGGCAGCACCAAGAATGTGGCCGACCTTGACAGCGCAGCGCAGGAAACGAAGGACTATATAAACAACACCCTACCGGGCGTATTGCAGGAGATACAGGCGCAGCTGGACGGGCAAATAGAACAATTTTTTGAAACATACGACCCAACCACCAGCAACGCCCCCGCGTCTTTGTGGACTTCTACTACCGACAAGGAAAACCACTTAGGCGACCTGTTCTATAATACTTCTTCCGGAAAGGTATTTAGGTGGGTAAAGGAAGGAAGCGCGTACAAGTGGCAGGAGTTACAGGAAAGCGAAGTAGCGCAGGCCTTAGCCTTAGCAAACGACGCGCTGGAACTTGCAAGGGATAAGCGAAGGATATTTACCACAACACCTACCACCCCTTACGAAGTAGGCGATTTATGGGTACAAGGCGGAAGCGGGGATATTATGCGATGTAAGACCGCCCGCGCTTCGGGTAACTATTCTTCCGCAGATTGGGAGAAAGCCAGCAAGTACACCGATAACACCGCGCTAACGGAGTTTATAAACGGGAGCTTTGCCACAACCGTAACCGACCTTACCAACCAATTAGATGGCAAGATAGAAAGCTGGTTTCAGGCCACCGACCCTGCTACGAATTGGACTACTACCACGGAAAAGAAAAAACATACGGGGGATATGTGGTATAATTCTTCCACCAACAAGCTAAAACGTTATACGGGTTCAAATTGGGCGGATATTACCGACCAAACCGCGCTGGACGCATACGCTGCAGCAGAGAAAGCGCAGGACACAGCCGACGGCAAGCGTAGGGTATTCGTTGCTCAGCCTTCCCCGCCTTATGACGTAGGCGACCTTTGGCTAACAGGCGGAGCCAGCGACGGAACCTTAAAGCGTTGTATTACCGCGAGGGCTTCCGGTTCCTATATTGCTAACGATTGGGCGGAAGCGGTATGCTACGACAACACACAAACCACCATAGACGGCGGTATAGTTACTTCCGGAACCGTACAGCTTGCCGGCACTAATGGAGCTATTAAGGCAGGTATTACCGGCGACGGAACCGAAGAAACAAGCGTAAGAATATGGGCCGGAGCTACGAAGAATAACAGGGGTACCGCACCTTACCGCGTACAGCAGAACGGCGAATTTTGGGCGACAAAAGCACATATTACCGGCGAAATAAACGCTACTTCGGGAGTTTTCCGCGACGTACAGATAAACGGCTCCACTCGTAGCCCTTTCGAGTATGTCGGCGATAGTTTTGATACGGAATATACCGACAACGTAGTAATGATTAGTTCCGGCGGCGGTTGGATTGACGCTTTTAGCCTTCCTTGGACGGCAAAGCAGTCCGGAAGAAAAATGACGATAGTAAATTATAAGTGGGGTTCTTCCATAGCATACGGAACAGCAGAGGTAAGCGCGCCTTCCGGTAAATACTTCTACGAAAACGGTATAGCAAAGGGTTCTCTTTCGCTTTCACGCGAGTGCGTAGAACTATTGGGCTACGGAGATAGCGGAACCTTCTACGGCTGGATTGTTCTTAAAAGGGTAAACCTTATGACTACTTACCGCTACGGAAGGCAGCTTAACGTATTGGCTATGGGTAAAGTTACCGGAACTTCCAGCGGAGCAAGTATCTCGTATAAGACATTCGACGGAACAACGCTTAGCGTAAGACGTACGGGAACGGGAAAATACGTTATTACTATGCCGTCTTCGTGGTTTTCTTCCGCAAGCCACGTATTTTGTACGGCTACCGGCGAAGGTTGCGTAGTAGATAGTTCGTCAGCTTGGGCGAAGGCTACCATTCTCGAAAAGACGACGACTACAATAACAATAGGAGTTAGCGACGACGCGTCGGCAAACGACGGTAGCTTTAATTTCCTAATTATGAATTTGAACGATTGGTATTAGGAAGATTTTATTTTGTTTTCAACAGCGTATTATAGTAATACGCTAATTCAATAATTTTGTAGCACTTAAAAAACGTAATAGCTATGAGTAAAACAAGAGGGGGCGAAGCAGTATCCGCCCAAATTGGAAAAATCGGAGCCGTAACAGGCTTAGCAAACGGGAACTTCAAGCTTGAAGGCGTCCCTTTCAACATTAAGAACGACGGCCAGACCGCCGTAGAACTTGAAGTAAACCTTTGGGGTATGGAACCCGGCGAGTTTGTAAAGACCCGCTTTGAGGTTGGGTGGAACCCCGAAATTATACGAGAAATCAAACAAACAAGTATTAACGCTACCCTTATTTGGGGGTATTAAAAAGAAGACTAACTATGGGTTTAATTATTGGCGTAGGCAATTCTAAGCCTACATTCCCTTACGACTACTTCTACGGTATTCAGTGGGACTCAACCGTAGCAGATTCCGCCTGTACAAGACTTGGAAGGCCGGAACTACACGTTAGCCTGCCTATTCAGAGCCGTATGCGCCGCTGTTTGCTTAACGATGAAGGGCAGGTAGTTACATACCTTCACGCTAACGACAGCACCAAGACCGATACAGGCGGAGCCGCAGACCTTACCGGAGCTTCCGGACAGGTAATGGTGGAAATTCCGGCCCACTACCGCAAGTTTGAGGTAGAAGGTACCATATTCCGCTGCCTTCTTTCGGAATACGCCCTACCGGGCTTTCATTTCGTACCGCTTTCCTACCGTTCTGCATACGAAGCAAGCTTAGACCGAACCAACAATAAGCTGGCTTCGGTAGTAAACACTACGGCGCAGTACAGGGGCGGCGGTAATAATTCCGATTGGGACGGAACCTACCGCAGTCTTTTAGGCCGTCCAGCTACCGCAATTTCGCTTACTAACTTCCGCACATACGCGCGCAACAGGGGCGAAGCAGGACTTAACGGCGCGGGCTGGAATTGCGACGTTTACGAAATTCAGAAAGCCTGCTATTGGCTTTACGCGGTTGAGTACGCGAACCTTAACTGCCAGCTTGCCTATAACGCGGAGCCTACAAACGAAGGCTACAAACAAGGCGGCTTAGGCGACGGCGTAACAAGTATTTCGGATTGGAACGGATATAACGGCTACTATCCGTTTGTGCCTTGCGGAGTTACCAACAGCTTAGGAAACAAGACGGGCGTAGTAATATATAACGCATTGAACGAAGACGGCTCTACAAGATACGCCGCGCCGGTTCCTTCCTACCGAGGACTTGAAAACCCCTTCGGCCATATTTGGAGCTGGACAGACGGCTGCAAGTGTAACATTCAGACCGCAGAACAGGGCGGCGTAAGCGAATTTTTTGTTTGTACCGACCCTGCGAAGTTCCATAGCAGCAGCTACGACGGCTATGAGAAGCGCGGCGAACTTCCAAGAAGCGAAGGCTACGTTAAGGCTATGCTTGTAGGCGAATACGGCGAAAATATGCCGCAGGCGGTAGGGGCTTCTTCTTCTACCTACTTCGCGGACTACTTCTATACCGCACCTTCGAGCAATAACGGACAAAGGGGCGTTTTGTTCGGCGGTAGTGCGCATTACGGCGCGAATGCCGGCCTTTCGTGCGCGTATACGCCTTACACGGCTTCGTCTACGCATGCGCATGTCGGCTCTCGGCTTTGCTTTATACCCGCGGCGGCATAACCCGAAAACACGAAAACGAAAGTAAGAAGGAGTATTTAACTACGGCGGGCCGCAGATTCCGGGCCTAACAGGTTCCCGGCCCGCCGTTTCAATTTTTACGGAAATGGAGAACAACAACAAACAGGACGACGGAAGCCTCGCCTTCCTTGGGATTGAGCCGGACGCGAATAACAAACATTTCAACTGCCCGGAAACAAACCAACAAAAACTAATTAACCTCAGCTTTTGGGTAGTCGATTATTTGGACGACGTTAAGACGAAGTTCGGAAATAATAGGTTCTTGGTAAAAATTAAATTCAACCGGGAAGACCCCGAAAACGAAGCGCGCAAGTTCTTTACAAATTCGCAGGAAATAAAGTACATACTTGCAAAGATTAAGGAGCTTAACGCCTTCCCAAGAAAGGTAACTATGCGCGCTTCGGGTACAAGGTACTACTTCGAGTAAGAAAAATAGGGGTTGTTTACCCTTGGGGCGTTTTGTTCGGCGGTAATGCGAATAACAGCGCGAATGCCGGCCTTTCGTACGCGAATACGAATAACACGGCTTCGAATACGAATGCGAATATCGGCTCTCAGCTATGCAGGAAATTTATAGGGGTAAAGACCTTACCACTTGGCAAAAAATAACACGTTTAACAAGGGTATTAGTAGGAGTACCGAAAGTTCCCTTAAAAACCAGCAAAGAAACGCAGTGAAAAGAATAGGGAACCTATACGACAGGATATGCGACCTTGCAAACTTGCAGCTTGCGGACGAAAAAGCCCGCAAGGGAAAACTTCGTACCTACGGAGTCCGCGAACACGACAAGAACAGGGAAGCAAACCTATTGAAGCTGCGCGAAGACTTGCTTAACGGTACCTACAAAACAAGTAAGTACGAGATATTTACTATTTACGAACCGAAGGAACGGGAAATATACCGTTTGCCGTATTACCCCGACAGGATATTACACCACGCTATAATGAACGTATTAGAGCCTATTTGGGTTTCGATATTCACGGCGGACACTTATAGCTGTATAAAGAATAGGGGTATTCACGCAGCCGCCAAGAAGGTAAAGAAGGCGTTAAATGACGACCCGGAAGGGACTAAGTACTGCCTTAAAATAGATATACGCAAATTCTACCCTACAATAGACCACGACATATTAAAGGAAGTGATACGTAGGAAAATAAAGGACGTACGACTATTAGCCCTTCTTGACGAAATTATAGATTCCGCCGACGGCGTACCTATTGGGAATTACCTAAGCCAATACTTTGCGAACCTCTACCTTTCCTACTTCGACCATTGGATAAAGGAAACGGCTAAGGTAAAGTATTACTTTCGATACGCGGACGACATAGTAATACTATCTTCCAGCAAGCAGGAACTACACGCCCTTCTAAGGGAGATACAGGCGTATATGAAGACTTTGAAGCTGGAAGTTAAAAGTAATTGGCAGGTATTCCCTACCGACGCGCGCGGTATTGACTTCGTAGGGTTTGTATTCTTCCATACGCATACACGGATGCGGAAAGGGATAAAGCAGACTTTCTGCCGCAAGTTAGCACGGATAAACAAGCGGAAGAAACCTTACGACCCTAAGGAGTTCAAGCAGGCCATTTGCCCGTGGTGGGGCTGGGCGAAGTTTTGCGATAGCAGAAATTTAATTAACAAACTTCAAAAGAAAAGTAAGTATGAAATCAAATTCAAACGTTAGACCCGATATTATTGTAGACTTGGGTAACGGAAGCTTCCATTACAACTACAACATCAAAGAAGTAGAGGTACCAGCTACCGAGGAAAGACCAGCAAGAACGGAATACGAATACGAAACCGTACAGGTTTGGGGGAACCCTACCTACGACAAGTGCGTAAAGGCCGTTCTGCGCGACAGGCGCGACGAAACGGAAGAATTTAGCCTTATCAATAAGTACAACGCCTTTACCCTTGGGCTTTCGTCCGACGAAGCAGACAAGGCAGAATACGAAGACTACCTTAGGGAAGTTATCGACGTAAAGGCTATGGTAAAGGCCGACCTTGCCGCGGCAGGAGTATAAACCCTAAAACGGAAAGGCTATGGTAAACTTTTTAGAATTGATAGGCCCGCAGCTTCTTATAGTAGCCTGCCTATACGCCCTTATTCTATTTGTTGTATTCCTTGACCTTTTGGCAGGAATACGCAAGGCGAAGCAAAGGGGAGAATACCGGTCTTCCTACGGCCTACGCAAAACGGTAGACAAGATTTGCCGGTACTATAATATGGTTCTTGTAATTACAGCCATTGACATAGTGCAGATGTTAGCTGTAGTGGAGCTTAACCCGCAGACCAGCCACATGCTACCGGTATTGCCGTTCTTTACCTTCCTTGGGGCAATTTTCGTCGGCTTTATTGAGTTGAAAAGCATTTACGAAAAGAGCGAAGACAAGGAACAGGCGAAAATAAAGGACGCGGCTAAAATGTTGGCGCAGGTATTACAGCATAAGGACGAAAGCGAGTTAGTAGCCGGCTTCCTTGAATATATTAAGAAGGAAAAGAAGGAGGGCGGAAATGATACTTAAACTTAAACGCAGATTTTTCGGGGAAACCTACACTATTGGAACCCTATATATTGACGGGGAAAGGTTCTGCGACACTTTGGAAGACAGGAACCGCGACCTTGACCGAAGCGGTAAATTCGAGGGCGACGAAAAGAAGGTTTACAGCCAAACGGCTATACCCTTCGGAACCTACGACGTAGTGGTAAACTATTCGGCAAAGTTCAAACGTAAACTACCAAGGCTTATTAACGTTCCACACTTTGAAGGAATTTTAATACACCGCGGAAACACCTCCAAAGATTCAGCGGGGTGCATTTTAGTAGGCGAAAATAAGGTAAAGGGGAAGGTTATAAATTCAACTTCTTACGAAGTGGAGCTTACCAAACGCCTAACAGCTGCACAAAACCGGAAAGAAAAAATTATAATTGAAGTAGTATGAAACGAAAATTTCTATTCTTAGTAATTCTTGCCTTTTTGCTTTTCGGCCTAACCGGTTGCGGTTCTTTGCGTAAGGCGCAAAAGGTAGAAACCAGCAGGCAGGAAACAACGCAAGTAGAGAAACGGCGAACCCAAAAGGCAGCAGCCACCGAGAACACAGCGGAAGCACAGGTAACAGACGCTACCAGCATTATTGACGCTATAATGAGTTCAGCGACGGAAATAACATATACAAAGGTGGAGTATTTTCCGCCCTTGGAACTTCCCGACCTTCCGCAAAGACAGGATACGGAAGCCGCTGCAGCAGAAGTGCCGGAAAAGACACAGGTCAGAAAACCGGAAGCCAGCCAAGCGAAGCCGCCCGACGCGCCCCAAGGAGCTATTAAAAGTATAGAAACCTACGCGATTAAGCACGGAGAAACGGCGAAGGCCATAAAGAAGGATTCCACCCATATAGACACCAAGAAGGAAGGAACCACGAAAGCCGAAACCGAAGTACAGGAAGAAGTGACTACCGAAACCGAAGTACAGGAAGATGTCAGCACGGAACCGGCGAAAGACCCTTACCGCTGGCGTTATATTCTTGGAATTGTAATTATACTTGCCGTTGTGCTTATAGGCACGTACTTCGTTCTACGGAAAAGTAAGATTTTGGGCGGGATTCTTGCCACGATAAGGAAGATTTTTTAGCACGAAAAAACCCGAAAAGGCCCTAAATTGGGTTCCTTTTCGGGTTTCCTTTTGCTAAATCATTGAAAATCAATGTTTATTGCGGAGAGTGAGGGATTCGAACCCCCGGACCCGTTAAGATCAACGGTTTTCAAGACCGCCGCATTCGACCACTCTGCCAACTCTCCAATATGTTTCCCTCCGAAAGGGAATGCAAAGGTACAAATAATTTTGTAACCTGCAAATTTATTTGATGAAACTATACGAATTTTCTTGAAGGAGGACCTCACAATTCAAATAAAGTCAAGTCGGACGGAAAACAATCGAGTAGGAGGTAAACGAAAGTAATGGAGTTTATCTCCTACTTTCGTTTACCGACCTCTCACACC